CACGGGGCGGCGCGCCGTTGGTGACCATGGTGACGCGGGCCTTCTGGAGGACCGCGTTGCTGATCTTCATCGTGTTGGTGATGGTGGCGCGGGTCACCACGGTGCCGTCGCCGAACTGCACGTTGGTGCCGGCGAGCAGGACGATGGTGATTTCGCGGTCCATCACGCGGGCCGCGTTGTCGGCCAGCAGCTTCACCGCCTCCTGGATGACCTGGTGGTTGGTGGTCAGCTGGGCCACGTCGGTGATTTGGACGAAGTCGCCCCACTGGTCGAGGGTGACGGTCACCTCCTCGAGCGAGAAGCTGGACTGGGTCGGGGTCACGCCCTCGGTGAGGGTCGCCACCGGGGTGTTCATCCGGCGGTATCGCACCATGTAGGCGGTCAGGCCCGCGCCCTCGCGCATCTGGTCCTGGTCGCACAGCGACGACATGACCAGCTTGAGGTAGCTGCGCTGAAGAAGCTTCTTCGCCAGGTACTTCTCCTGGTCCTGCGACAGGTTCGACGAGGTGATTGCCATGTTTGTTTGTCAGAGGGAACTGTTTCCAATGCCCTTCTGCTCCATGTACTGCAGTTGTTTGGAGAGGGGCCAGCTTTCGAAGTCGGGAGGCTCGATGTACTGCTGCTGGGTAGCGGCAGCCGGGATGACCGGAGCGGCTGGGAGAACCGGGAACGGAGCGTTGAAGGCTTGGGGCGACACGCCCGCGACCCCCGCTGCTCGCTGCTGCTGCTGAAGGTACCAGTCACCGAGCGCGTACCGGATAGCTTCGTCCGGCGTTGCGGCAGACCCATTCAGCTTGGCCTGCTGGTACAGCTGCTGCGCTCGTTGTGCCACTTCAGGCGGAACGTTGCGCATCTGCGCCGCGGCTGCCTGAATCTGCAACTGGCCCTGCGTCGCCTCGACCTGCGCCATTTTCGCTGCGAACATGGCCTGCATCCGCGCTCGTTCCGCTTCCAGGACCTGCACGAGGCGGGGGTCCAGTTCGGCGGCGTGCTGCGCGAGTGCATCGGGCGCTGCGGGTGCGGGGGCGGGGCGCTGCAGCTCCATCAGCCTGGCGCTCTGCTCCATCACCCTCTGCATCAGTTCCTGGTTCGCCTGCTCTGCCGCCTTGCGGGCGGCGGTCAACTCGTTGATTCGAGTCTGCAGACCTGTGTGCTGGTTCTCCGGGGTGGCTTCGGTGGGTGCGACTTCAACGACCTGAGTGGGGTCTTCCATGGCACTCTTTCTCGCCCGTAGGTCGGCGGCACCTGATGAGGGGTTTACTGATTAACAGGACGGTTTGTCAACGCTTTACAGGTCCGGATTTGCTGAGGCTTTCCAGCGTCGCCCGAAGCACCGTCTCCAGCTGCTCGGGCATGTGGGGGAAGTCGTTGTAGACGATGAACATCGAGGTCAGCATGGCGAGCTCGTCGGGCGTCTTCGCCATCCGCATCTGGCCCAGCTTGCCGTCGGCGTGCTTCTTCGCCTGGGCGCACAGGACTTCCCAGCCAGGGTGCTGGCGCAGGGTGTGGAGCGACTCGACGTCCTGCTCGAGCTTGGCGAGGTCGTCCTTGGTCATGACTTCCCCCCGGGCGGCCAGTTGCCGGTGCAGCCGGGGCAGTCGCAGTCCTTCGGCCAGAGCAACGCGCCGGCAACCTCGAGCGTGTAGCGGAGCAGGGTGAGGGGGAAGCGGAGGACATGACATAGGCGCTTCACGGCGCGCCTCCCATCATCCCGGCCAGGGCGTCGGCGTTCTGCCGCACCTCACCGAAGGCTTGCCCCTCGCCCTCCTGCATCTCTTCCCCGCCGCCCGGGGCCTGCTCGACCGCGGATCGCCCGTCCGCTCCCGCGCCGGGAGGGGGCGGCCCGCCAGGGCCGCCGGGCCCGCTCGGTGCGCCTGGGGCGCCGGGTTGACCCATTTGGCCCTGCATCTGGACCTGCAGCTCCATCATGTTGGGGCCGACCTGCTTCAGCACGTCGTCGAAGTCGCGGAAGCCCATCCCCTCCTTGGCGATGGTGCGGATGAGCGGCGTCGGGTCGAAGACGTAGCCCTGCTGCATCAGCAGCGGCACCATCGGCAGGACGACCTGCAGCAGCTGCATGGCCTGCTGACTCCGCATCTGCTGGCTGGCAGCCTGCGAGCTGGCGAGCCAGGCGAAGGCGAACTCGCCGGTGAGGTCGCCCGGCTGGACGGTGATGAGCCCGCCGGCGGTCGCGACCTGCAGCTCCTTGTCCTGGTACTGCTGGCCGAGGACGTGGGCCATCTCCATCAGGGGCACCAGCACATCGAGCTCGATGTCCTCGATTTCGTTGTCGAGGTCGGTGCTGACGTTCTTCTGGAGCAGCTGCGCGCCGGTCGCCGTCCTGGCGTTCCCCTTGGCGTTGCTACCCTGCATGATGGGCGGGGCGCCCAGCAGGTCGTTCATCTGTGACTGGAGCTGGCTGACCAGCTGCATTCCGTACTGCATCTGCTCGATGGGCGGCCGGTCGAACTTGATGCCGGACGGGTCGGTCATGTGCCACACGCGGCCGGGCGCGATGGGCTCGATGGGCCCGACGATGAGGTTGGGATTGATGATGACGACCGGGTTCATCCCGTAGGTCGCGTTGTCATTCGTCTGGTTCATGAAGTCGTTGGCGAGGTGCTGTAGCGACTTGCCCAGCCGGCCCATGCCCGTGCCGTAGAAGCTGTCCGGGGTGTCGTTCAGCTTCTGGACGACGTAGGGCGCGTGCTGGAACCAGAACGGGTTGCGGCGGATGAGGACGGGCACGTTGCCCGCGAGCAGCACCTGGACGGGGACGTGGCTGCCCGGCTCCTCGTTGGCACGGTAGAGCGCCGGCGGCACCGGCATCGTGAAGTACGCCTCGGTCAGGTAGACCCAGTGCGCCTTGTCGCCCATGCGCTGCGAGTCGACCGCGGTGCTCGGACTGCCGCGCATGTCCTGCATCAACTCCTGCATGTCGGAGTTGACGTTGCTGGGCTGCGGCGCCCAGATGGCGAGCTCGAGGTTCTTCCAGCCCTGCGACTTGCCAATCTCCTCGATGTACTGCTTCGACATCTGAATGTCTTCGAAGACGAGCGTGGCCTCCTTCATGTCGGTGACCGTGGGCGGCCACATGAACCAGCTGAACATCGAGCGCGTCTTGAAGCGGACGCCCTCGCAGGCCCGCGTGTTGGCGCCGTAGTCCATGAGCAGCTGGTCGATGGTAGGCAGGCGCGTGGTGCGGCCCTGCTTGAGCGGCTTGAGCGGCTTCTCGTACCAGACCTTCCCAACCGAAATGCCGTAGTTGTACAGCTGGCGCAGGAAGGGCTTCACGGTGGAGCGGAAGCGCATCTGCTTCTCGAACTGGTACTGCATCCACGCCTTGAGCACGTCGGCCTGGGCGCGGGCCAGCTTTGGGTCGATGTTGCCGCTGCGGTTCTTCACCTCGATGTACTCGTCGGTGGGGAAGAGCCCCTTGCTGACGTGGCCGACGCGCGTTTCGTGGGCTCGCGCGTAGACGGGCAGGTAGCCATTGCTCATGCCCTTGTAGGTCTGGTTGGTGTCGTGCTGCATCAGGAGCATGCGGCGGATGTCGCCCCACTCCTGGCGGATGGCGGCCCCGTCGTCGCGGACGTAGATGACCAGCGGGACGATATGCTGCTGGACGTACCGCACTGCATCGTCATCGTCCGCGAAGTTGGTGATGGAGTCTGGGACCTGGGTCAGCGGCGCGTTCGCCTCGTCCTTCAGGCCGGCCGCATGGAATGGCGTTTCAGGTGCGAAGCTTGTCATTGGCTGCTCCTTACTGCTTCGACCAGTACGCAACGGAGGTCGGAACATGCTGCGTTGACGTGATGGTGCTGCCGAACAGGTTAAAAACGCCGTACCGCAGCGCGTCCACGAGATGGTCGAACAAGCCCTTGAATGGCGTGATGCCGTCCTTGGCGAAATGGTAGCCACCTGCCAGACCATCTATCAGCATGCGGCAGGACTCGTCGATGAGGATGGCTGGCTCGCCCTCGGTCATCATCTCGAACCGCTTGCGAAGCAGGTTGAGCGAGAGCTCCAGGCTGACGCGCTGGTAGCGGACGAGGATGCCGGCGTTGGCGAGGATGGCGAGCATCTGGCCCGTGTCCTTCTGCTGGGCCACCGCGGGGTCACCGAAGTCGATGAACTTGGTCGCGCGCGGGAACTCCTCCGCGGTGACGCGGAGAATCTGGTCCACGAACTTGGTGCCCTCGAGGTTGCTGCCCTGCAGCTCGCGAAGCACCTCGAGCCGGCCGTCGTTCCGGGCCTGCGCCCACAGGCAGCCCGGGTGGCGGTAGCCGTAGTCCTGGAAGCGGAACAAGGTGCCGCCCTGGTACTTCAGCTTGCGGACGTGGGTGCTGCGCTTGAACTGGCGGATGACCGGGGCGCCCGGGAAGGTGGAGCCCCAGACGCCGTCGACCAGGCGCTGCCGCAGGTCCTCGGGCAGGGAGGCCGTCATGGACTCGTAGTAGCCGGTCGGCAGGTTGCGCTGGTTCTCTCGAGGCTGCGGACGGAACAGCCGCAGCCAGGGCGTGGCGACTTCGTTGCCCGAAGCGTCCTGCCCGGTGCAGGCGGTGTAGAGCCAGTGCGTCACCGCCGGCGGGTTGAAGGCCAGCATGACAAAGTAGTTCTTGTCCGGGTAGTCGGCGTAAGGCTTGTGACGCAGGCGGCCCTTCAGCTGCTGGACGTAGTGCTCCTCGACCTCGTCCGCCTCGTCGATGAAGCCGCCGTTGAACTCGTAGGAGCCGACGTTGTCGGTGAGGCCCATGAAGGTGATTTCGCTCGGGTCGCCCTCGTTGGGTTGGCCGGCGATCGCCATCGGCTTGAGCCAGACCTTCATCGGGGGCGACTTGCTGCGCTCGAGCAGCGTGCCCTCGGGGAGGCGGTTCAGCACGTCGGTGAAGGTGCGGTAGGTGGTGTCGAGCAAGTCGTTGTAGTTCTTACGCGCGATGAACCACTTGGTGCCTGGCATCATCAGCGCCTTGAAGACGACGGAGGCGACGCCCGTGGTGGTCTTGGCGCAGCCGGCCGGGCCCATGTAGGCGACGTAGCGGTCGTCGCAGAGGATGGCCTCGCGCTGGGTGGGGTTGATGATCCGCTGCGCCATGTCCGGCCGGTCGTCCAGCATCAGCCGGAGGAAGTCATCCACGCCGGACAGGTGCGTGACGCTGATGCGGGCCCGCTGCTTCTCGACGTACTTCTCGACGGCTGACTTCCTCACTCGGTGCCGTCCTTCTTCTTGGTCGGCATCCGGTCAAGGAACGGAACGTCCATCTTGCCGCCCAGGTTGAGGATGATGGTGGGCGAGTTGCCGGTGGCGACCTCCTTCTGGGCGACGCCGTTGGCCCGGAGGATG